ATCTTATATGGTGGACAAAGTCTAGCTACAAGTTCTTTATGGGTTGCTGAACAGATAAAGAAAGGTATTGAAGCTAATGTTGTTGTAGGTACAGAAGGTCTTACTATATCTGATAATATGATTGATGACATATTTGAAGAGCAACCTGTAACTATAAACGGTAAAGAGTATAAAAGTTACTCTGCAATACCTGACAATATTATATCTGCAAATGTAAAAAATCAGACCAAGCTTATTGTTAAAGATGCTATGAGAAAGCGTCAAACAGAGCAAGCTAACAATATAGAAACAGATAGAAAAAACTTTAACAATAACTTTGTTAGAACTAATGTCACAGAGTTTGTGCAGAATCTTAAAACTACAGAACAAAGAAAACTTTTCTACAGTTCTGAAAATGGTGTTAACATAGCTATCAGGTACATGAATGAGATATCAAAACCTGAGAACAAGCATCTAGCACAGTATGGTACTGATGGCGAGCTAATTATTCCAAACGAAATATCAAGTATATTTGCTAAGTCTGACACAGGTGCTGGTGATACAGCTGTATCTAGCAAAGAAGACAAGGCTGATACATTCAATGATATAGAAAAAAATCTAATTACATCAGCTGTAAAAGAATATAAGTATGGTAAAGCGTTAGAAAAAGAGTTGGTGGGTGACGATTTTATTACAGTTGAAAGAGCTAGGGATGCACTTTATACAGAGTACTTAGCAAATAAAGAGGAGCTAGATACTTTAATAGCAAATAGACCAGTTGGTAAGTCTGCAAAAAGTGTAGAACTAGACTATATACGAAAAATATTTAAGGGCACAATACTACCAAATATTCAAAAAGGCGTATATGACAAAGCTGGCAGTGCCGGTGTAACCTTAGACTTAATCTTTAATAAAGGTATAATGATCGAACAGTTTGAAAATAATGGTGATCTTCAAAACTCTACTGTTCCTGTTGGATTAGCAGAAAAAAATAACTTTGAAAGATCTAAGTCTTGGTTAAATAGTGGTCGTACAATAAATAAAGATGTATTATCATTTTATGAAGATGTACCCATGTTCAAAGTATTATCTGACGGTACAAAAGTGCCAATGACAAACTTAGAAAAGTGGACTCATAGAGCTAAATCTATAGGTGCTCTATCTGATGAAGATGGTGATGGCATACTAGAGTATGATGATACAAGAAAGTACTTTACAATGAAAGACCTTGCCAAGCTGCGTAAACAGCCAACAGACGGCAAGTATCTACAGATTAGTGCTGAAGTTTTACCAGACATGAAGCAAGCTTTACTAGCTATGAAACCTAGTGCAAGTTCTAGTTTTGATTCATACGAAGCTAACTATCCTACTACAGGTAGAAGTGCTCCAAGAAAAGATAACTTACAGAACTTATCACTAGAGGAAATACAAGCTCTTGTCTTGACTCACGATATGAACAAGATAGGTTACTTTGAACTTGATGGTGAAAGACTATACAACACTATCAATGAGTTGACATCCAAAGGTATGATAAAGAAAGGTCAGAAGTTTGACCAAAACGCACAGTTCTATGTTAGAATGTATATGTTACAGAAAAACATAAACCAACGCAAAAGATCTATGTCAGGTCTTACTGTTATACCATATGCTAAAGGTCAACAGCCAGTTACTATGGGCATAGGTGGTAAAGGAACAGACGGTGGCACAACTACATTAGGAAATACACAAGACGATTCTGACTGGTTGGGTATACCTAACTTTAGTCTTAATGATCTAGAAATAATGAGAAAAGTATTTCCATTGATGGAAAAATATCATATGTCAGACTTTGCAACTATGACAAAAGATATAAGTAAAATATTTTTAGATGAACTAGCAAAAGATGGCGGTAAGAAGTTCTTTGAGAAAGACAGATACTTACAGCATGAGATTAGCAGAAAGGCTATTTTAGATACCTTAACTCCTAAACCAAGAACAGTAAATCCAAAAGATAGAAGAAACAGAAACTAATGGAAGAAGATTACGGTATTGACGTTGAAGCTGCTAGAAGTGCTGGTAATAAGTACTTTGAATTTCTTGACGAATACGAAAAGAAAGAGCAAGCAGACGGTGTAATACAACAAGAACAAGAGGCTGAAGATCAGCAAATCAAAGCCGAACTAGAAGATCCAAGAGATGCCAATACATGGGGTGCTAAAGCCTTAATTAAAGAAGGTCAATCTATCCTGTCTGGCGGTCTACAAGATACTGCATCTTCTATTGCAACCTTCGGAGAACGTACAATAGATGCGTTGTCTGGCGAAATGCAAAGAGAAAAAGAAGAAAAAGGATTCTACAAACCAGAGTGGACTCCTTTTGACTCTTACGATAACCCTATTGAAACCAAAACATGGTGGGGTAAACAGCTACGTGCATTAGTACACTTCGGATCTATGGCAGCTGGCACAGTGCTAGCAGCTAAAGGTATAGCAGCTACAGGAATTGTAACCTTACCGGCAAGCTTAACAGCTATTGCTGGTAGTAGTGTTGCCAGAGGTGCAGCTATCGGTGCTGTGTCTGACCTTGTATCTAAAGAGTCAGACGAACAAAATGCTATGGGTGCATTACGTGATAGATATGGCTGGTTTGATACACCACTAGCTACCAAAGATACAGACCATCCTGTTATGATGAAGATAAAAAACATCGTAGAAGGTATGGGCATAGGTTTATTTTTTGATGGACTAGCATATGCACTTAAAAAAGGTGCAGATCCAGTTGTACAACAAATAGCAAAACGAAACAAAAGTATTAAAGATCAGACTATCAAAGCTGGTATAGCACAACTACGTGAAGGTGATATACAGTTTAGAGCAGATAAAAATGCACCAGTAGCTGAACCACATCAGGGTGCACACACATCAGAAGTAGACCCGCAGACGGCTAGAGAACAGCTCTCACGTACACGTAATGAATGGGGAGCTGAAGAAGGCTCTACAGGTTCTGTAACTACACCAGTAGAACGTGAACGTATAGCACTTAAGAGTGGCCTTGACGATCAAATGGTTGAGCGTATATACCAAGGATTAGTTGGTTCTGATAAGTTTGCTCGAGAGTTAGCTGCTGCAAAAGGTAGTAGAAAACTACTAGCATCTACATACAGAGAAGCTGTCGAAGGACATCAGCGTATTACACAGGGTAGAAATGCTGCGGAGATGTCTGCATCAGAGTATCTAAAAGAATTGTTTGAGACTAACGATGTAACAGATGGTGTTGAAACATGGACAACTAAGAATGTGGTTATTGCTGACTTAGTTGCTGGTACATTGCTTAGACAGTTAAGAGATACTGGTATCGCTGGTAGAGAGATAGCTGACATTGTAAACCTTACTGACATAGACGGCCCAGCTAAACAAATCGTAGATACTATGCTAACTTTGATGTATGAAACAAAGAAGGCAAGATTTGTAAAATCAGATGACTTTAGAAACTTTGGTGCTGGTAAGTCTCGTAAACAAGCAGTAACAGAAGCTCTAGCTAAAGAACAACAGGATTCTAAAGACGCTATACTAGCTGTTTTAAACATCGCTAAAGAGGGTGATGATGACATGCTACTTGCAGTCTTTGAAGCTTTCTCTATGATGAAAGATATAAACTCTGTTGATGACTTTGATAAATGGGCAAGAACATTATTGTATGGTGGTAAGTTAGACCCTAACGCACCAGACCGTACAGGTGCTCTTATACGTGAGCTACAAGGCGTAACTACACATAGTATCTTATCTGGCCCTAAAACACCAGTTCGAGCTATTATGGGTACAGCCAGTGCAACTTTCTTACGTCCTATATCTACAGCTTTCGGTGCGTTGATACGCTACCCATTTAATGGTGATGCTGCAACAGTTAGAGCTAGCCTAGCATCAATTAATGCTATGATAGAAGCTATACCTGAGTCATTTGATTTATTTAGAACTAGACTCAATGCTTACTGGAAAGGTGATATATCTAGTATTAAGACTCGTTTTAGTGAGTTTACTCGTGGTGACAACAACTGGGAGATATTACGTAGATGGGCAGAAGATAGTGGTCGTGCAACTGACGGAGAAAAAGCTGCGTTCCGTATAGCTAATATGGCACGTCAGATGAATAATAATAACTTACTTACTTACTCTACTAAGCTTATGGCAGCGACTGATGACTCGTTTGGCTTTATACTTGGTAGGATGAAGATGCGTGAAAAGGCAATGCGTAGAGTCCTTGAGTTACAAGGCAATGGTATCCAGACACCACAAATCACTAGGCAGCTTATGAAAGCATACCAAGATGATTTCTATGGTCAGATCTATGATGCTGCCGGTAACATTACAGACGAAGCACTTGACTTTGCTAGAAAAGAAGTTACACTAACACAACCACTAACAGGCTTTGCAAAGGGTCTTAACGATGTATTTGCAGCTACACCACTAGCTAGACCTTTCTTCTTGTTTGCAAGAACAGGTGTAAACGGACTAGCACTAACAGGTAAACACACACCCGGTTTTAACTTTCTTGTAAAAGAGTTCAATGATATAGCACTAGCATCAGCAGATAATTTAGGAAGTGTGCGTCAATATGGTATTACAACAGCTGAAGAACTAGCTAACGCAAAGGCTTTACAAACAGGTCGATTAGCAATAGGTTCTGCTGTAACATTTATGGCAGCTATGGCTTGGATGCGTGGTGATCTGAATGGTAACGGCCCTGTAGATAGACAAAAAAGACAGATGTGGCTTGACGCTAAGTGGGAGCCTAGAACTATAAAACTAGGTGCAGTACGTGTTGGTTACGATCAGTTTGAACCTTTTAACCTTATTATGTCTACAATCGCTGACGTAGGTGACGCAAGTGAACTTATGGGCGAAGAGTGGACAGAAGGAGAACTACAAAAGATTTCTCTTGTTATTGCACAAGCGATTACAAGTAAGTCATACCTAGCTGGTATACAATCCTTTGTAGACTTATTTGGTGGTAGACCCGGTCAGGGGCCACGTATTATAGCATCGCTTGCGAACAATACTGTACCTCTTGCTGGTTTACGTAATGAACTTGGTAGATTATTTACACCTTACATGCGTGAAATAGGCTCAGGTATTATGATGTCTATACGTAATAGAAACCTACTTAGTGAGAACTTAACATACCTCAACCCATTTGCAAAACCTTTAGCAATCAAGTATGATATACTTAATGGTAGACCTATTAGAGATTGGGACTTCTTAACTAGAATGTACAATGCTGTAAGTCCAGTTTCACTAAACCTAGAGCAAAGTGCTGGTAGACAATTCTTATTTGATAGTGGTTACGACTTACGTTTGTCTACATTCTATGCACCTGATAGCACAGATCTTACTGATAGTCCTAGACTTAGATCAGAGTTTCAACGAGAACTAGGTCGAGAAGGTTTAGAACAGCAACTTGAAAAGCTAGCTAGAGATCCTAAAATTTTAGCATCTATGGAGCAAATGTATGCTGATATAAAAGCTGGTAAACGTGCTGAGTTCAATGCTAGAGATTACTACCATAATATTATGATAGATAGAATATTTAGACAAGCACGTCGCAGAGCTTGGGCTAGAGTTACCATGAACGCAGATGCTATGGCATTAATCGAAGAGCAAAGAGAAAAAGTAAGAAAGCAAAGACAAAAGAAAATAGAAACTCGTAACATCCTCAACATACCTAAATAAATGGCAACAACATTCGTAGAATACACTGGGGATGGTAGTGCGTCTAAGCAGTTTACCTTTCCTTCATATCAAGAATCTGATGTTAAAGTCCGTGTAGATGGTGTCCTAAAAACAACAGGCAGTCACTACAATATTACTAGCTACACTACTACAGGTGGCGGGTTCGTAGTCTTTACATCAGGTAATATACCATCCAGTCCAGCTAACATACGTATA